ACCCATAAAGACCAGACGAACTCACACCATCCGATGTGGTCATTAAGTCAGCATTAATCGTGCCGTATGCCATGTTTGTCCTTACAAAACTAACCAGCGTTGACCGCTAGAGACAGTTACCGCTTGACCTGAAGCCACAGTTATCGGGCCAACCGAAAAGCCATTGTTTCCGCTTGCTATCGTGTAACTTGCGCTAACAGTAGTGCCGTTAAGCACAATGCCGTTAGATGCAATTACTGCTGGCGTTTTAAATTCGCCTTTGCTTGGGTTGTAGTTGAGTTTGGTTGAACTGACGTATTCTGTGCTTACTGTGCCAGTTGTTGCATCTGCAAACAATGGATAGCGGGTTGCGTTTGTGGTTGTATCGTCCGAAATGGTGACGTTTGTTCCCGCGGTTGCCCAGGTAAAGGCCGATCCGTTCCAGGTTAGCGCGGTGCTGCCAGTTGTCGGCGCTGCAATAAACGAAGTCGCACCAGCTCCAGTTTGATACGGGATTTGGTTTGCCGTGCCGCCAGCCAGGTTGGTTGCGGTTGTTGCACTTGTTGCACTTGTTGCGGTTGCTGCGTTTCCACCGATAGATAGGCTGGAAGCTGTTCCAGTTAACCCTGTACCCGCGCCCGTGAAGCTAGTCGATGTAAACACGCCCGTAGACGGGTTAAATTGGAGCTTGGTTGAGCTAACAAATTCGGTTGATAGGTTGCCCGTGGTTTGGTTTGCAAACAGCGGATAACGTGTTCCAGCGGTTGTCGTGTCATCCGTTACCGTTGCGTAAGTAACTGGCGTGGTCCAGGTTGGGGCGCTTGCGCCGTTGGAAGTAATTACCTGGCCCGCCGAACCCGTAGAACCCGCTAAAGCAATGGTCGAAGAAATATCGATGGTTGTTACTTTTGCGCTTGCTGCGGTTGTCGCGCCGATTGTCATGTTATTAATCGTGCCTAATGTGGCTGGATTAATTGTTAACGTTCCCGTTCCAGTTGGAGCAATTGAAATGCTGTAATTGGCGGGGTTCATGTTGAATGCCCCGTCCAGCGTTAGGTTTACACCACCGCCGCCACCCCATTGCAAAACAGCTGTTCCGCTGCTGGTTCTTAAAGCACCGCCGCCTGATCCGCTTGCATCAAAGTAACTACTAACAAACTTTGTATTTGCCGTAATTGTTGTGCCTGTTATTGTGTTTGGCGTTGTGCCACCAATAACGGGCGGGCTGGATAAGTCTAAAGTGCCACCCAAAGTCAGGCTGCCTGTGCTGGTAACTGTTCCGCTTAACGTAATTCCAGAAACCGTGCCCGTGCCGCTAACCGAAGTCACGCCTGTAGCTGCAGCGTTTGCCCAGGATGGGACACCCGATGCCAGGGTTAAAACTTGCCCGTTTGTGCCAGCTGCCAGGAATGTAGTGGTTGAAGTGGTGCTTTGATATGGCAGCGATCCAGTAGCGCCGCCCGCAATGTTAGTTGCAGTTGTGGCGGTTGTTGCGCTAGTGGCTGTGGCTGCATTACCGCCAATCGATAAACCGCTAGCTGTGCCCGTTAGATTTGTTCCTGGTCCGCTGAAATATGTGTTAGCTGTAACTATCGTGCCAGTAATGGCTGCAGCAGTTGTCGCCCCGATTGTTGTGCCGTTGATCGTGCCGCCAGTAATCGCCACCGCATTTGCGTTTTGCGTGGACATTGTGCCCAGGCCAGAAACCTGGGTGTTTGCAATGGCGATCGCGGTGTTTGTGACCGATGAAACCTGACCGCTAGCGTTTGTTGTGATAACGGGGACAGATGATGCCGATCCGTAAACGCCAGCTGTGCCCACGGGCGTAATGCTGAACTGGAAACCAGTTAAGGTTAGCCCCGTGCCAGCTGTATAGATTGCGTTGTTAGAAAACTGCGTAAACGTAATGGGCGTAGTGCCCAAAGTGCCGCCTGTTTGGTTGGTGTTTACCCAAGATGATCCCGACCAGGTAGTGCCAGCTAAGACAAACAAATAGGCCGAAACAATTTCGTCCCAGGTATTCGCGTCCGATGATCTAGCCCATGCGCCAGCTGCAGCCACATAAATGCCGTTGTCCGCGCCAGCTGTTTGGTTTTTAACCAGGATGCGGTAGCCCGCGGGCAATGTAGAAACCCAATCGCCATTAGCCTGGACCGCCAGGCCTGATAACGTAATGTTGCCGTTAGTGGTGTAGTTGGCTGGCTGCTTAAATGATAGCCCTTGCGCGACCGCGTCCACATACGCCTGGTTAACAATATCGTTTGGACCGCTGGGGGCTGAAGTGATTGTGCCCGTGGTCGTTGCAATATTGGTAAACGTGGCAGCTGCGGGAACTGATCCACCGATTACGCTGCTATTGATCGTGCTATTGGTAATCGTTAATCCCGACTGAACGGGATTAATGTTTGCATAGAACGGTGTTCCAGCTGGTCCGATCAACGTCACCAGGTCAAACGTTGGTTCGGGCTGGAATATCCCCTGGACGGGAACGATGTTAATCGTTGACGTTGTCGCGGCTGAATTAGCCATAAGGCAGCCTTAATCCGCTTGGCAAGCGGTAATGTATAGGGTGTTTGTGCCCGAACTAATGGCTTTGATGTAGAACGGTGCTTTTGGAGCAGCGACTAAAAGGGGGAAAGTCATTGATGCTGGCAGCACAAATGATCCGCTTGCGCCTGTTGCAGCAATAGTGGGTGTTGTAACGGTGCTGGAATTAGAAAATTCAACGGCAGCCTTACCAGTTCCAGTATTTAGCAACGAAACGTAATTGGTTTGATCGTTTGTTGTAGCTTCAATCAACGTGGCAGCACTTGCCGATGTTGTAAGGTCTAGCGCATAAGTGCGCCCGCTGTATCGCATCACGTTAGTGTTGACCATGTTCAATCCTTCAAAATTGTGTCTGAATTATAGGCTTCAAAAAGGAAAAAGCCACCCCTTTTGAGAGTGGCTTTCCCTTATTTATCAACGATTAAAACTCGCTGAAGTCGTACCCGTAAACAAATACGTCTACAGTACCGCCAGCAACGGCAGTTCCTACTCTGACGTACAAAGTTTGAGCTGTCAAACGTGTGGCTTTTGTTCCAGCTACTACGGTTGCGTTGGTGACATAAGTTGAGCTGGTGTTGCTAGTCAATGAAGCATTGGTAACAATCTCAGTTCCTGTTCCAGCTGGCGCGGTCCAAATAGCCAATGCACCACCACTAACGTCAACGTTAGCGTTTGTGATCGCTACAAATTGCACGTTATATGAAGAAGTGTTATTGATTGGAAGCGTTACAGCTGCGTCACCCGTTTGGCTAACTGGCACGGCGCTAGCGAAGGCCAAAAGGCGAATCGCTTGGTTAGATGCTAGGTTAGATGGGTGAATTGTCGTGGTACTTGCTGGTCCTGGATTAGCCATGATATGTATTCCTTAAAAATGTTTAATGAAACGGGGGTGTTTAGCCCCCATTAACTTTAGGCTGCAACGCGGCAAGCCAATTCAGGGTATAGCGGGGCCCAGCCATACAACACGTCAACGCGAGTAGGAATACTATCGTTGTTAATTGTATACTGGCGTATTACACGCAAAGACAAACCTAATTCTTTATCGCTAGCGCGTCCAGCGAAATGGACACCGTCTGGCAATTCCAAATCGGCGGTAGCCAAGCAGAATGCGTTCTTGTGCATAACGATGTTTTGTGGGGAAACAGTACCAGTTTTGTTAAACGGTGTTACTGCTGCGGTTGCAGAAGTAGTCGGGATCGACACGTTTTGGAACTGACCAGCTGTGATCACGGCGGGGCTAACGGTAACTGAAGTAGTACCAGAAGTTGCCACGGTCACATTGGAGGTCACCACAAAGTTACGGAGCTTGTTGCTGCCGTAGGCCTGGCGGTTCTGTGGGTTAACAGCGTATACGCCATCGATCTGGATTACGTCACCTTGTTTCAAACCAGCAGTTGCGGTCGTTGCAGTTAACGCAATAGTCGAAGTAGAAGCCCAACCAGAGGTTAAGAAACCAGTAGCGGTAGTGGTTGCACAAGCCAAGGTCGCAGTTGCATACGAACCGAAGGTTTGTGCCACAACGTTTTGGTCCATGTACCAGTTAACGCCCGCGGAATCGCGGCCCATCATGCCTTTTTGGTATTGCTTGCCGATTACGTCAGATGGAACGAACAAACCTTTTAAGCTGTCAACGATGGTTGCAGATGTAAAGGGTTCGATCACACATGAACGGCGACCATCGCGTGGTGCGCCTTCGGAATCGAGGTAAGCGCCAGCGGTCAAATATGTAATAAGACCAGTTGGAGGTGTACCAGCTGTGCCAACGATATTGGCGGTGTTGTTCTTAGCCATTGTCAAACCGTCAAAGTCCACCTTGTTAGCAATTGCTGCAACGGCGGGCTTCAAGATTCGATCGCTGAACATATCCAAAGACAAAGCCAGGTCTTGGCTTGTAAATTGGGTGTCAACGTGGAACTGGGTAGACAAAGTAACGGGTACTGAAGTCTCGTTAAAGTCTTCAACGTTCAATGCTGGACCAGTAGTTCCAACAAATCGACCAGGGCGGCGAACGTTCAAAGT